TGGGCCATTGCTTAACTAAGTTGCTAACGGTATTGCACAGGCAGAAGTTCTGATGTTGTAGTGCCATCAGTAATGTGATGATGTCTGCTTTGTCTGCCTCAGGTAGCAGATCATCCATTCGTCGGAGCTTAAATTCTTGCTCCATTGTCAGTTCAGTTACTGGTGGTGGGGGTCCAAGGAATGACTTGTCCATCGTAATCTTTGTTAGTAAGTATCTTTGCTAGTTGTGCATTCATCAGTGCTACGTCTTCACCAAGATCTTTGTCAGCAAATGCTTTGACTACTACATCCCAGTTGTATCCACTCTCTTCAAAGAGTGTTACTGCACGTTTTACTCCAATGCCTGGACAACCACCATATCCATCTGTCTGATCTCCTGCTAATGATTGAATTAGATGCCACTGCCTACCTTCTTCAGGTTCAATGGTGACTGTCTCTTTCATGTCGTATAACTTGCCAGGGATTTGGCGCATGTCTTTGTCCGGCGAGACAATGATGTTGCCTGGATGTTCTGTTGCGTAGATACCCATGGCATCGTCAGCTTCCAGTTCAGGCAAGCGGATAAGTTCATATCGTTTACCTAATTCTGTGATAACTCTTCGATAACCACAGGGCTTTTTTCTATTTCGATGACCCTTGTATTCTGGGTAAATTTTTTTCCTAAAATTCTTAGAGTCACTAAAGAACAAGATCATTTCAGGTGTATCCCACATGAATTCACCTTTGATCTTTGTTAGATCACGTTCAACGTTTGCAATTGCTTCAGAGAAACGACTGACAACGGTGATTACATCATCACCCCAGTCAATCTCATCCTCTGCACCAGCACAGGCTTTATAGACAATATAGTCTGCATCAATTAATAGTTTCATCAATGCACCTCTGCCCAATTGGCTCCGATCTTTGCTTCTGCTGTGATTGGGACTCTAAGTTTGTAGTATTCACCAGCTTCTGCACTGCTAAGTACCAGGGATGCTGATAGATCTTGTGCGTGGTCTGGGTGACACTCGTATTGTAATTCGTCATGTATAAATGCAAGCTGTGATGCACACAGCCCTAATTCTTGTATGTGAGTGTGATTGATAGTCATCCAGCGCTTCGCGACACATCCCGCCCCTGACTGGAGCAAATAGTTGAGTGCTTTGTGTGGACTATCTACTTTGATGTGCCGCCCATCAATAGAGCGGATATAACCCTCTTTGCTTTTCTCTTTGATTGCCTCAAGAAGTTCCGCAAGTCCATCAATAGCAGAAACGAATGCTTCTCTAATTTCCTTACCTTTCTTTTTAGCTTGGGATTCACTTAGAAGCGGGTCAAAGGAGGTTCCGATTTTTTGATTACCTGCTCCATAGAGGAAGGCATATTGAACGGTTTTACATTCTCTCCTAGAGATTCCAATCTTGTCTGCGTTGACTTGATGGATGTCTCCGTTGAGGAGAATGTCTGCATAGCGTCCCGCATCGTATCGAGCGAGGTAATGGGCGAGCATCCGAAGCTCAATCCCGCTAAGGTCGGCACCCACCATAATTTGACCAGGGGATGCTTGGAATAGTTTTCTAAATTCAGGGTCACTTTTTACTTGGGATAAATTTGGCTTTCGATGGCTGGCTCTATGAGTATTTGTTGCAACTGAACAGTGATGATGTATCCGACTAGCAGTCGTACATAGCTTGAGCCATGCGTTGGTGCCTTCTGAGATCATCCCCAAGCTCTTCGTAATATCGAGACATTTCAGAAAATCCAAAGCAATCGATGGTCCACCGGACGCAACAATCTCCTTCAGTACAATCTCGTCGATAATCGGCTTCCCAGTAGCTGTCAGTTGTGTTGGCTTCCAGCCATGAAATGTTTGCAGAATCCATGAAATATGATCGCGTGATGTAGGATTTGTTTCTTTTAAACGAGTTAATGTGGCGTCTTTAACGTAACCAGCTGGTCCGTTATTTCTTTTTGGAGTAAATTCTGATCCTGCAACGTAAGGATGCCTGTCCCGTAGTAAAGCAATAGTTTCTTCAAGCTCTTTTCTGAGAGTAGATGCAAGTTTCCATGCAGCATGTTGGTCAAAGTACCATCCATGTAGTTCTTGTTCAGTTAATAGTTGAGCAACTTCGTGCTCTAATCGGACCCACTCAGGTATTTGTGGAAGTGGTCGCATAATTTGGTGGTTACTTTTACGTCTTGACAGCAATAGGTTTCCATTTCTGGTGACCAATCCTGCCAATCTGTGGTCTTGCCAAACTCACCTTTGTATTCACCTAGCCTGTAGCCATAAGACTCAAGGCTGTGTCGTCCATAAGTTTGAAGCGGCATGTTTGATAGGCTCCGCTTATGATCAATGTCAAGTATGTCTGTGTGATACAGCCGTGACAGTAACAACGTGTCTAATACAAAACCATTTGGCATAAACCACGGATAAATCTTTCTAATTACTGGTATGTCGTAGCCGATTATGTTGTGACCGACGATGACATCTGCATCTTCTAGACGTTGTACCCCGCGAACAATCGGCTCTTCGTTGCCTTGATCGTTGTACACAATTGTCGTGTCAGTATCGCTGTCATAAATAACAAGGCAGTGGATCTTGGTAAGATCATTTATCAGTCCGTCTGTCTCCAGATCGAATACCAGCATTTTTCCAGATGTATGTTTTATCTACAAACTGAGCACGTTGTACTGCTTCAGCTGTAGGTGGATTAGGTTTAGAAATCGGTAGTAGGGTCGAACTCTTTTTCGATTGCTGATTCATTAAATTTACAAGTATTAAGGTCGTAGTTCAGTAGGCATGCTTCGCCAACTTCACCTGAATAGCGATTTTTAAGGACTCGCACTGTCGTAGAATCTCGTTCAGATCCGCTCTGCTGATCTCTCTCGAGCGCAATGACGCTATCTGACAATTGGCCCACGCTTCTGGATCCTCTAAGAGAGCGCAACTGAACTCTTCCTCCTTCTTCATGTGACTGTCCATTAGGGGGTGTTGTTGTATGACATACAAGAAATAAAGCAATACCAGTTCGTTCGACTAATGAACGAAGTTTGGTCATTGTGGCGTCGATCATTCGACGTTCATCCCCGTCAAGTCCACTAAGTAGGATTGAAAGGTGATCAAGGAAGATGACCTTTGTATCTAAGCCAGCCGCCATGTATTCAATGCGGTTGTAGATATGGTCAGGGTCATAGCTACCGAAGCCATCGAAGAGATGTAGATTCCATTTAGCTATTGTCTTGTCAAAGATCTCCGTTAGCTCGCTTCGTTGTTGCTCTCCGAGGTGTAAAGGTCTACCGCAGGCGTTAGACATAAGTCCGAGAGATGTACGACGCATGGATTCTTCAAGTGCCAAGTAACCAACCCGTTCTCCTTTAGCAAGAAGGTGAGTTGCGATTGCACGACAGAAGGAGCTTTTTCCGATTCCAGAGCCCGCAGTAATTGTGACAAGCTCCCCATACCGGATCCCGTGTAACTTTCCTTGTAATCCTTGAAAGGGGTAGTCATGATCTGATGGTGGTGTTGGTGTTGTGATTAAGTCAAGGAGTGTCTTTGCATCAACAATCCCGTCTGGTTGGTATTGAGTATGGTCATAATTAATGACAGCTCTGATTACTTCAGTGTCGCCAGCTTGTAAAGCTTCTGAGGCGTCTTTGTAATCGTCTAGAAAGCCAATGAATACTTTGCCAGGTGGTAATACACCAGCAGCTTCTTTTACCGCCTTGTGGCCTGCTTCATCGTTGTCGAAGAATAGAACTACTTTGTCGTAGTAATTGACCCATTCATAGTTATTTTGAATGGCTTTCTTTGCTGCTGCTGCTCCGTTAGGTATAGAAACTACTGCCCAATTAGGCTGTGCTTCCCAGACAGACATAGCGTCCATCTCACCCTCAGTAATGACCAGCTTCTTTTCTTTGTTTGTTGTCTTGTGACGGAAGTTTTGCATCCCGAATAAGGACTTGACTTCACCTTCACATCGAAAATCCTTGCCTTTAGTTCTTACTTTTGCCCCGACAGCCTTTCCAGTACTGTCGAAATAATAGTGGCGTAAGATCTCTCCATCTTTGTAGGTTTTGAAGTGTTCACAGGTTTGTTCAGAAATTCCTCTTGATTGCAGCCGTCTGGCTGATCCTTGTAATTGAACATTGTTCACGTGATGATTGTGAGTGGTATTGTTGCCATCAGTTCGTGTATGGCATCTAAAACAAAAGGTGTGGCCATCTGAGTACAAGCTATTTGCATCTGATGAACCACACACTGGACATGGAATATGTTCTACGAATTCAGAATCTTGAGTGATATGGGATGCCAAATTCTTTTACCTCATTTTGCCAAGGACAATTTTCTATCTCCTCGTAATACCAGTAGTCATAATTAAATACCATGCTGAGTAGCCTTATTTGCCACCTCTTTAGTGGATTAAAAATACATGGGTCTATTCTCAAGGAGTAGTTATCATCATCGTAGTAAGCATTTATTACCCAGCTTTCCCATAGTGGTTCCCAAAGATTGTGCCACGCACAGCGCGGGTCTGTGAACCAAAGTTTAATATGGTACTTTAAATAAAGCTTCATAGGAACCATTCGATTGGTATGTCTGTGAATGATGTCCAAGGTATACCTAGTTTATCGCAGTATTTTGCATAGGTAGTCTTAGACTTTTTTGATATAGTGTTATATGGTGCTTGAAATATCATCCGCAAATCTAATTCAGGATGCTGTTGCACAACATTCTTGATTTTACGTCTGTCGTCACTGTCCCAATAGCCCTTGCACTCCAGCATAATCCCGCTAGGCAATATAAAGTCAGGAGAGTAATTGTGCATAATTGTATAAGGAACCTTAGTAGATTCATACTCATATTTCACTCCCAACCCAACCATTAGATCAGCAACCTTTTCTTCGAGTCCTGATCTAAAAGCCATCAGAAATCCGCGTCGTCTTCGACAGAACTTGGTGCAGCAGGCATGACATTTGGTTCTGAGACCTTGAAGCCAGAAGTTTTACCGAAGAGTGATGCCACGTCCTCATCATTCATGTCACCAACATCAACTCCTGCCGAGGAAGACAACGAGACAATCTGAATACCTTTCAGCTTTAGACTTGTACCGTAAGTAACTCCATCACGAAGGATGTATGGTTTTTGAAAGAATGCAATCTTGACCTTAGATCCACTGTAGACAGGTGTACGCTCATCAGTAATGATCGTCCCCTCAGTATCTACAATAGGTGGTCGAGTATCAGCATTCCAACTGAACTTGACTCGGTACTTACCTTCAGACAATTCTTCCCAAGGTTCTGGCTTTAGACTTGAACGCTTAGGATTTTTAAGTTTTGATTCAGCCCATTTAAGGGTATCGACTCGATCTTCTTCTAGACGGTCAATCATCTCTTGATCAACAATTGCGGCAAGAGAATAGCCAAACTTAGAAGGACTCATTACAGCCTGGTATCCATCAAGGAGTACAGGTTGTTCAGTTACAAATGTGTTTCGTGACATTAACAAAAGAAATAAGTGGATTCAATTACTGACTCAGGTTCAAGTGTGCCAATAATCGGTGGTTCTGTTTCGGCTCCAATTTGGTTTGCCCAAGATGTCAGATAGTCTTGTTCTGCAAATAAATGCATGTATGTTTCCCTAACTAATGCTGACAGGATTGTCATATCAGTTGCACGACACAAGACAGAATCATGAATTAGTGCAATTGGTGCATTAAATCGGATAGCAGATAGGTGTAGAAGGCTTGCATCTAGCGAATGAATTAAATTCGGTGCTGTTGCATTCTTGTGGTGAGACCTGTCTACCTTGTCGCTTTCTGTCGTAGCTACTTTGACCTTACATCTACCTAGTAGTTGTAGCTCAATAGTTTCTACTTCTGGTTTCATCAAGCGTTGTGTGACAACAAAGCCTGAAGGTGTTGACCATTGAAGTTCTTGTTCACCACGATCAATGGCAGCAGATACTTCCTTTTCGATCCATTTCATGACCTTCATAGGACCAGGAACAATGACATCCATCGCATCCCGTACTGCTTTAACTGTTGCTGTTAGATCCTCTTTCTCAAGTTCAACACCTTTTTCTTTCAATGCATCACGTATGTACCCACGGTTTGAGTATGGTTTTGCATTGTAAGGTACGGTCATAACTACTCTTTTGACTACCTTTCTATCCATATAATTACGAATAGAATTAGGACACTCAGGAGTAGCAGTACTAGCAACGACTGCATAGGCATCTTGTGGTTTATCGCTAGGACAAACGTTTACTAATTGAGCTGTACTTTTGTCTCTTGCGAGACCAGCTAGGATTTGTAATCCACTGCATGTAGCATCAACTGCAATGGGTAATGACGTGTAGTTCTTGTCACATAAGATGCACGTATGGTAGTACTCATGTGCACTTGATAGGAATTGCCAGGGTTCATCAGCAGACTCCCAATCAGATAAGTTACCAATTGGATCTGTAGCAACTCTTGTAATTAGATCATGATTGCGAAGAACCCAATCTTGCCTGTCTTCCATAGTGGACTTATCTAGTCCATATGTAGTTGCTACTTGAAATCTAATCCAACCTTCTGCCTCATGTGTCATGAATGCTTGTTCATGAAATGTCAGTAGTGACTTACCAAAATCTGTATCTTGTGGTGTTAAGAATGCAGGAATCGGATAAGCTCTTCCGCGATAATCGAAGCTCCAAGGAATAAAAAATTTCTCCTTATCTTTGAATACCTTGACTGCGTTCATGGTCATTCTTGTACGACATGACCTTTTGAATTGCTGAGCATTGACATTCATTACCTCTGCTGCTCTTCGCCTGTAGTCTTTTCGAGAATCGTAGTTCTCAGCTATATCAGCAGGTTTTGGTGGAAGAGGTAATTCAACGACAGGGACAAACTTACCTAGTTCAATACCACGTTCTTGAAGTGTCTCTGCGACATCAACAATGAATGGATTAAGTGTGTATGCAACCTTCTGAATATGGTTCAGAAAAGTAATGGGTGTTTCCCCCTGTATAAGGGTGGGATCGCTCCTACGGACCATGTTGTAGCCCTTCATCACTTCGTTGAGGATGTATCCGCCGTGTTTTCCATCAGGTGTCCAGTCGTTTGGCTCAATCAACATTGGCCAAGCAAGAGGGCTAAACAACTCAGCAGTTGCCATCACTTCATCCCTCTTTTCTAGGAATTCAGGTGTTGGATTGACAAAGGTGTATGTCTTCCTGCCTTCTCTGCGTAGTTCGCGATCAAACCATTGACTGGTGACGCAAATGCAGTCGAGTAACCAACCGCCAAGCTTGATTCGGTTAGCAATTCCCCACGGTTTCCAATGCTCAACTTCGTAGCGTTTCATCAATGTCTTGATGACAACCACTTTTTGTTCTGTCCCGATTGATCGGTGCCAGTAGTTTTTCTTAAGGGTGTGCAGCAGTCCAGGTACGTTTTGCTCGTAGTGACGGATCATGCATTCGTCTTCCACAGCCTTGCCAATGGCATCTGTGACGTTTTGAAGTTGGTTTGCCTTGCGCTTGCTTGAGAACACCTTGTCAAAGGTCACCTTGCAAGCGATGGCAGCTGCAGCTTCAGGTTCAATGTCCGCTAGATAGTGGCGTATCTCTGCGAAGGCAACGCCGGTCTTCCCTTCATGAATGCGGTTGGCTGTGTCCTTGATCTGTTGAACGACTTTTGGCAACAAGTCTTCGATGGAGCTGACGCCATACACGGACGCTGATGCGTACTCCTTGTCTTGAAGCTTGACCGTGTTGTCTCTGAGACGTTCCAATCCCTGTCGGATTTGCTCACGTTCCAGCGTTATTTGCTCATCAATTTGTGCTGGTGTTGGCATTCATATTGTTGTGCTAGACGCACTAGATTCGTTATTTCACCTCTTCCACACGTGGATAACACTGCAGCGCAGTGAGTGTGACTCAACTCTCTAAGGTTTATACACAAGCGGAAGGTAGAACACACCCGTTTTTAAGTCTGGTGCGTCTACCGATTCCGCCATGCCCCCAGGGCGTTCTCAG